TAGGTGTGCCTCCCGCCAGCCAGTTCCATGCCACATAGGTTGCGCTATTTTCACCGTCAGTTCCATAAGAGCCATTAACTGTAAAGCCATCACTGTCAAAAGATGTCAAACCGCCAGTGTCTTCTTTGTTGCCTACATTTGATTGAAGCCTTTTTGGTGTGCCTCTTACAACATCATATAAAGCATGATTTTCACTTGCGCTACGTTTTTTGATCCATATCCAACCAGGTGAAAATCCCACTCCAGTCACACCCAATGATGAGCCTGTGCCAGTATAAAGCACCGTGTTAAAAAAATCATCAGCTTGGCTGTCTTGTCCAGGACCGATTGTTATGTCACTCAAATTGCTGGAACACAAACAAACATAATCTGTTGGCGGCGCGTATTCAAAGGTACCAATACCTTCACCATCGCTTTGTGCGCTGGCTACATTTACACTATCCTGTCCAAAATTTACAAATATAGATGATACGCTTGTGTTCCCACCAATTACAAAAAATACATCTTCGGTTGTTCCGTTAGTTATTGTGCCTATTTCATTAGTCCCAGCGGCGGGATCGCCAGTTGCCCCAGCGCCAGAATTATGGCCTAAAGGCTTGCCAAAATAAGTTCCATTTCTACTAAACCAAACCTTGCCTGTTGCCCCATCTATTGCACAACCAAGAATATCACCAGACTGTAATTTAGAAACACCCAACCCACCAAGGCTGGAACTTGAACCATAATCATTTTCACTGCCATTTATATAAACCTGACGATTGTAAACTGTGATAGCATTTGACCCACCAACCGTTGTGCTTGATGGGCCGCTCTCTAACCCAGATCTAGTAGCAAACCCAGCGAACCAGTTGTCACCAGTTCCATCGGTACACTCGACTTCAATGTAAATCTTTTTGTCTTTTGGTATGGCAAAAGTTGACACTGCACCATAACCGTGCGCCGCATTTACAAAACCAGCAGTATCTGCTTTCAAGTTGCCTTCAGACAAAACAGCCTGCGACGATGAATGGTATATTGAGTTTAACGTGGCAAAATTGTTAGTCGGGCTATCTGGTACTTGATCTGCGGTATCTAAGTTGTTTGAAGTCCAATGATTATCTTGACCACTGACATCCTTCCCTAAATCACTGCTATCCGCATAATCTAAAAAATATCCGTTAGTGCCAAACGTAAGGCCAGTAATATTTTTAGGTACCCATACACCATCTTTAGTTTCTCCGAAATCACTAACACTGCCAATCGTACCATCAAGAAAAACTGTTTGAGCCAAATAGCCATGTATATACTGCCCAGCGTTGCTTCGCTTTCCGATTGTGTTGGTCTGACCGCTCTGACCTAGTTTAGTCAGTGCTGCACTCGCAGTACCTGTTGAATCTTGCACTCCGTTTATGTAGATGTACCAATTCCCAGCAGTAGAGTCCCAAGTGAACATGACATGCATCCAAGCGCTTACATCTCTTATCTGGGCTGTTCCTGTTTGAACATCCGCACCAAGTCGCAAAAATGCAAATTTCGCGTTGGAGTCAAACCCAAATCCGTCAATATTACTAGACCCTGCACCTACAATATGGTCATAGCTAGTGTACGTGTCATCGCAAGTTTTTATCCATGTTGAAAATGTTCGTTTAGATGTGTTTGTTGCAGTTCCAAAATTAGTTTTACTTAAATAACCATTAGTTCCATTAAGGCGAAAAGACTGGCTAACGGTGTGACTATAAAAAGACGAGCTTCCTAATGCGCCGCCAGAATCACCTGCGCCACCAAGACCTGAACCAACTCCGTGTAATAAACTCATACTTCTTGCCTTTATCCGTCAGCAGTCAATGCACCTGATACAGAAAGTAAAATGCTTCCCGTACCGGAAGAAGCCTTTACCATGTATGTCAACATATAAACTCCGGCAGTAGACAAAGCCGTTTGTGAAGATGCGTTAACAGCAACTATCGTATTAAAACTCACAGCATCCGCACTAGTTTTGTCTAAAAAGATACAACCCGTTTGTCCCACAGTTTGATTACTAAATGTAAGCGTAACAGTGTGTCCTACACTTATTTCAAAGTTGTTATGATCAGCTAAATCCATAGTAATTGTGCCGCCAGCACCACTAGTGGCTTGATCAGCATCTTGGCTTCCAACTGCTCTACCCGCTACTGTAATATCATTGTTAATGGCTAAAGAAACATCGTCCTCTACCGTCATTACAGCAGTACCATCCCGTTGTTGAAAGATAATATCTTTTGCATCCACAACGGGCTTAATCACAACATCACTTGAGGAATTGGTGATATTCAATATCTCTGTGCCACCAGCCAGAAACTTGAAATCATTACCAGCAGCATCAAGTTGAATATCTCCAGCAGTGTCTATGATTAGATCACCTGTGTCATTGACGATGTAAGAGTTAGTGCCACCATGGTACAGGTTTAGATCCTCACCCGCACCTAACGTCAAACGACCCACAACACTGTCACCTGTTAAATCATCCGCATCAGCATCTACACTGACAGCAATTTGACCATGAGTAGCGTTTAACTTAGTTAAAGCATTTACAACAGCGGCTCCACTACCCGCTCCATCAAGATAAACCATGGCGGTGTTGCCATTGGGTATGGTTACATTTGCACCAGATCCCTGACTAATTATAATATTATATGGACCACTTGACCCACTGTCAGTGGTGGCATTCTCAATAATGTGAACGCGGCTCATTGTGTTTGGAGCGATTGTAATCGTACAATCAGAATCTAAAGCACCAGTATATTTGATATACATAGATCTAGCTGGATCAGTTGATCCATCAGCTATCCTGCTCTCGTGAGTATCAGCATTACTGGATATGGCCTCTGTGCCAAACCCAAGCGCCTCGCCAATAAGTTCAAGATTAGTGTTTGTTGTAGTTCCCCAAGTACCAGAACCATCGCCAGTACCTAGCTCATTAAGTCTTAAATCATTTACATAGGTACTTGCCATTTTTCCGTCCTTACGCTGCTATTTCTGTCCAATTAGGTGTTTGTGATACGGATATCTCAGAAAAGTTAGATGTTTGTGATGGAACGATTGGCCTGTAAAGTATTTCTTCTCCCACCGAACCAGTTGCCGAAACTCCTGTAACCGAGAACCCTAAAGATAGAATAGGTGCGCTTGTACCCGCCCCCACTGAAGCAGTTGCTCCTAAACCTGTAACAGCAAAAGCCGCAGCGCCCGTTACACTCGCAGTACCTACCGCACTGGTTCCAACAGACCCTGTAACAGCAAAAGCCGCTGTACCTGTTACACTTGCGGTTCCAACTGATGTTGTACCCGCTACGCCAGTTACCGCAAAAACAGACGAGGCATCAGAGGTTACATTGCCTGCCGCTCCTGTTCCAACTACTCCCGTTACCTCTACGCCAGAGCCTTGGTTCCAAGCACCAGAACCCCAACTTCCTCGTCCCCAACCTGAAAGAAGATCTGACACAGGCTACCTCATTAGGCTATTCGTATAATCGCGTTACTCGCATCTGCTGTAGGAAACTGAATAGTAAATGTCCCTGAAGTAGATGTTTTGTTAGAACTAAAATCCAGTACAGCCACAGCTTTGTCACTATTGGTATCATTGTATATCAACGCACCCATTGCAGTAATGGTAGCGGTGGTAAAACTAAGATCGGCAAAATCAGTAAATGCTGTTGCACTGCTACTAGAACTAGCAACGGATGGGGCAACTTTGGTAAGGGTGCCACCACCAGCCGTGTAAGAGCCACTGTTGGCTACTTCACCTGTGGTAGTATAAGCTGTCGTTTGATGCCCAAGAGTGGCTGTAGTGCTAGACTTACCGCCGCCGCCCTCTGCATAAAGAGCCAACTTAAATGTATTACCGTTTGTTGCAAAATTGTGTGTGCCTAACATAAGTTCTTTTTTAAAAGCATTACACATTGCTTGTGCTATTGCCATTATAGTCTCCCTATAGCGTCAGCTAATTGATGTTGACCCGCCTCACGGACCCTGGCGCAAATACTACCACGTTCCTCCTTTCTAGCCAACTCTATATAATATTGTGCCATATTCCTGACTCTATCTCTAAAAGCCTCTGCTTGTAGTCTTATAGGTTCTGGTGCTTCATCAGATATGTAGATCAACTTACTAGCCAGCATGTCTGCTATCTGATCGTTAGACAGGCCGCCGTTTTCAGACGTTACAATGTTGACTGATCCTACAGTTCCTACGTTTAAATCAAACATGATCATGCCTTCCAAATATAATAGGTTCACTCTCAACAGGTTCAGGTGGATCAATACTGGATTGTTTAGTTATTAAAAGACTTCCATCCTTAACTGTCTGAACCAAGGGGTCTTCTAATCTATGATATCCGTACAATTTTTCATTATCAGGAACATTGGTGTCTAAGAGTCCAGATCTATGTGCAACCTCGATCTTGATGCCTTTTGAAATAGCTGTAGCGCACCAGAACTCAACACAAGCTCTTCCAGATTCTGCCATATTCACATTCTTGTATGTGAAATCTATGCCAAACAGGCATATCTTTGTTACCTTCTTCCACACAGCATATGCGAGAGCATACGCGACAGTATTGTTGAAGTAACATAATCCAGTTTCTTTCGCGACTTTTTCTAAAGGATACAGTTCAATAGCTGGATATTCTGAATGTTTTATACACGAGTATATTGGTTTTGTGTTTTTAGAAAGAAACTCTCTCGCAACACCTGTTTGTGTTCCGGCGTTTTCGGTATCAAGAAATCTAGTGACTGGATCCATCATAAACGTTTTATCAACGTGTATGATTGCTCCTATGCAGTTTATGCCCCACACTTCATCAAATGTCTGTGACGCCACCCTAGCAGAAATATAGTCTGCATAACTTCCACCCAAGCCAACAATAGCGATCTTCATGTTCTGACTCTATTTGGAAGTCCCATTCTGTATGCATCCATGTTTTCTCTTGCCTCTCCCAAATCTTTCATTCTAATTAGAGATTCAGAGAACCTATCTGAATACATCTTCATTACATCCGCTTCACCCTTCATAAAAATGTAAGCCTCCACAAGACTCCCATACAACATAGCGTTTGGAGCGTTTTCACTTAGCCAAGTCAGGGTCGTATCCGCAGATGTTTCTACGACTACACCCGTAGCGCCACTGGTGCCACCAGTTACTGTTTCGCCAACTGTAAAATCTCCTGTAGGAAGAGTTATAACAAAGACGGTGGGGGTTGTGATTGTGTTTATCGTTGTGACTTCTCCACTAGTGCCACCAGTGATTGTTTCATTACCTTGAAAAACCCCCGTAACATTGTTAACGGTCAAGTTAACCTTGCTAGTATTAAGACTAGCAGGTCTATAATAATAATGAAGTTCAGACACAAAATTCGCGTTTGGAGTCGGGGCAAGTATAAAGTTATTAATGTCAAACACTGCGTAGTATTTTGGTGTTCCAGTGGTAGCTGGATTGGGGTTGTACTCTTGAATGAAGTTTACATCTTTTTGCAATAAGAATTCTTTTGAACTAGAGTTTTCGATGGATAGACTGAAAGAGGCTAAATAATCATTAGGAACTGCTAAGAACTCATTCCCAGAGGTCATCGACCCTGTCACATTTTTTCTAAAATATTCTAAATCAATGCTTTTAAGGATGCGTTCTTCGGCAGACTCAATAAAGGTATCTAAATTAGATACAAAAACAGCCTCCTGATTGTCCGTAAACTCTTTTATTGCGCTTTTCAATTCTGTGTATGTATAACTCATGGTGTGTTCGCCGTCCCGCCCATGCCGCTATGAACTGTGCAATAGTAATATAAGGTTGGTGCTCCAACAGCAACCGTAATTTGTGTATACGCTCCCGCAGAACCAGGCGTTCCACTGGTAACAACACCTGTTGTGTACTGTGTTCCACCGCCATGCGTGCCATTAGAAGTTGTTGAAAATCTTAAAGGATGACCAGAATTACTACTGTCAGATTGATCAAAACGATAAGTGCTACCTTCAGACAAATTAACAGTGTCTTGCTGTATTCCATCAATATAATACTTATTACCATAAGCCGTGCTAACAACAGTCACTGTATATGTCGCAGCTATGGTTACCGCTGAACCTGTAAAGGCAACAGTTCCCAATGTTGCTGTCGCTGAGACACCTGAAACGCTTTGAGGAGTGAACACATCGCCACCAAATGTAACCGTGCCTACTGAACCAATGGCTTTTGGAAATTGCTCATATATTAAGGTGTCTAATCTAAAAATAGGGAACTTGACGGTTTCATTAAAGATATTATTCGTGTCTGGCCTTGGATCTCTTAAGGATTCTGCATCGCCTCTAACAGGTCTTGGTTCTAGTTGAGGATGTTTTTCTTCATACTCATCATCCCCAACAAGTAATCCGTTCCATTCTTTTCGCATATTTCGCAAACGGTAACGAAAACCAGAACGATCTGATATTCCATAAGCATCTTTACCGACTGCAAATCTAGCCATCAGACCCTCAAATATTGAATGTCGGGCTGAAGTTTGAGAGATACCCTATCTTCGTCCTCATCTGCTGCACGCTGAAACTCCTCTTCATAGACAGTTTTCAACAGCTGGACTCGTTCCGGCGCTCTTTTTAAAGCCATATAATATGCCATGCCAGCAACAGCGCAGGGAAGAAAACGGAAAGGTAGCTCAACGTCATTCACAAGAGCGTCCGCATCCTCTATACGTCTGACGTAGTAATAAACAAGTTGATCTGTACTGTTGTCAGGAGTAGGCCACAACGTGATTTCTGGCAAAATTTGTCTATTGAAATAATATTGAGAGGGTCTTCCAGTGGTAGTCTTCACAGGTTGTGTAAGATATGCACTCCTGCTGACTTTACTGAGAGTAATATCTGTTCCGCTACGTCTAAGCACAACTTCTAATAAATCAACCACATCAGCGGTTAACGTAAGAGTTGCCTGCCCAGCAGTCAAAGTAGTTGTTGCCTGACGAACTGTCCACAAATTCACGCCTCTATTTGCCCAATCGGCAAACATGAGGTTCATAGATCTACGAGCGGTACGAGCATCATATCCAGTGCGAACTTCAAGCCCACACCGCTCATATGCCTCTTCAATGATATCAGAGACATCAAGAGTAAAATCTCTTGATCCAGAGGTTGCCATCTACTTACTCTTGACTCTACCGCCAGCACGCATTTTTTTCATGCCGACTTTGCCACCACCACGCATTTTCATGAGGGGCTTCTTCTTCATGGTCATTCCACCACCACGCATACGCCTCATGGCTTTTTTCTTAGCACCTGGCATCTTCTCGTCTCCTTCTACGGGTTAAGATTAAATTAAGATAGTCTTCTTTACTGTAGCTCTTATAATACCCAGTCTTCTCAAGTATCCTACTAGCATCATCAAGTTCTGACAATCTTTGTATGAAAACCATGGTAAAGTCAGTTTGAAAGGATAAAAGCCATAAGTCTAATTTGTTACAAGCAAACCACTCATTCATGGCAACACAAGCACTTTCAACCTCTTCATATGTTTGACTTGGTTCCTCTTCTAAACAGATGATAACAGAGTATTTCTTACTAAAATTTTTGCACTTTGCAGCTACAGTTCGCCATAAATCATCTCTATCAAGGCACTCGACTACTAATAGTCTATCATCTTTCAACGCCTTCTTTGCAAAAGGGCAAGGTGCATGTCCTACATCAGGGTCGATAACACTAAGGTCATTGTGAACCCATTCTTCTATCAGTTCACGCATCTTACTTTTTCTTTCTTCTACGAACAGATTTTACGCGCCTTGGCTTACCCGCTGGCTGTCCCAAACGTTTCTTTTGGGCAACGCGAGAGGCTTTTTCTTTAGAAGACATCTCTTTGGTTGTCTTCGGAGTTTTGGATGATACCCGCTTTGACGGGCGACAATAAGGGACACCACGTTTCTCTCCCTTCTGACGACCGCATTTCTTCCCTGTGCGAACGTCTTTCCAATCTTCTTTAAACCACCGTTTAAGAGCCAGACCAGCCTTTGTCTTTCTAACTGCCATCAGGATTGCTCCACTGCGCCTTTAGTTCTTTTCCTTCGCCTCGGCAATACTTTGCCGCAACCTCTGGCTACGGCTGTCCCTGTCTTCTTCTTCCCACGAAACTTCCGCTTGGGTTTCGTAACAGGAACGCTCATTAGAATGTTTTACCTTTGCGCTTAGAAGAGCGACTCTTCTTTTTAGACTTTTTACTTTTTCCTCCAGTTCCATAGTTTGCCGCCCCTACTTTTCGACATTTTGCAATGGCGCCTGAAGCATAAGCACTCGGAAAAACCTTGTAGCGCGCCTTTACCTTTTTATAACAAGCGTCTTTAGGCATCTTTTTCCCTCCTGGCTTCGTAACCTGTTTACTCATTTGTGCTCTGCTAATAGCCACTATATAAACCTATTAGCCAACGCTGTCGCCACTATGAGAGCCGCAATCCCCCATAGGCGCATATCTAACTTATCTAATTGACGTTGTATTTCAGCGTATCGTTTATCACATGACTCTTCATGCTTCTCAAGCTGACGTAGAACTTCTTCTGGGGTCATTAGCACTTCCATCTTCTACGAGCCTGTCTCAAACGGCTATTAGGATTTTTTGCGGCTTTTGGGAACTTTTTCATTTGTCCCGCAGACCTAGCGCAAAATGACTTACGTCTCTTTGCTGCCTTGCTACCCTTTTTAACCTTGCCTGTTACGGCAGTTTTTAACTTACTACCTGGGTTCTCTCTTCTGTATCGAGCGACACCAGCTTTGGTCATTCCCGCTCCAGATTTAGTGGAGCGGAAATACTTTTTGGTTTTGGGTGGTTGTTTGTCTCTTTTACGAGCCATGACAACTATCCAAAAAAGGCAGTTATAGAATCCACGTTTGTTAACGTAACATGACAGCCATCTTCAAATATCATCCCGTGTTCAGGGATAGTTACTTGAGTATCGTCAGAGGCTAAAAAAGTCATAGTTAACAGTGTAGTTCCAGATCCTCCACCACTTTTAAAAACAGCAGCAGGAGAACCACTACTCGCGGATCTTATAACAAACGACTTCAGTCGAGTTCTCCCGCCTATGAGAGAACCCGTTGATGTCGCCGTTTTTGCAACAATAGCACCAGCCATGACATCCTCCTAATAAACGGAGTATTCTAGTTCAACAGTAAACCGTCCAGCGGTAATGTCTGCGTTAACAGTCGTTGTAGATCGTGCGTACAAATGAACATTTGCAACAGCGGCAGTTACATTAGGAACGAAAATGTGATAGTTGCCAGCAGTATTATTGAAATTGATGTCGATCTCGGTGATTGACTGCGTAGCACTTAACTGTTCGTTAAAAGATGTCACATCAGCGCCAACGATTTCTGTGCCGCTTACAGCCGCGTTTGTGGCTGTGCCGCTCGTAGCACTAAGAGCAAGGTTACCTGCTAAAGTTTGACCAGCAGCAGTTGTGATGCCAATCAAAGCACGATGAATAAAAATCTTGCTAGGTGTCACCAGATCATCTGGTGCTTCCACATTCAATGTGCCTAATTCCACTAGACAATCGTTATTTGCATACGCTGTTGAAGCAGCGTCGGTAGAAGCAAGAGTACCAGCAAAAGATTGAATCTTGCGTGTCCCCATTGAGATGAGTTGTCCTGTTGCATTAACAGAAAAACCTGTCTGTGTAACAGCACCAGTAGTGCTGCTTTCATTGATTACTTGAAAACCCGCTTTTGAACGGACGGCACCAGAAAAGGTAGTAGTAGCCATGTGTCTCTCCTGTCTTGGCTAATGTCAGTCACCCCATGCGACTGTCAGGATGTCTCATGATACATCAAAAAAAGCGGAGCCGCAACAAAACGGCTCCGAGTCTGGGAGGATTTACATGAGTAATTACAGAATAACAGAAAAAAGGGCGACTGAGAAGTCGCCCTTTCCGTTACCCCTAGTATGGAGGACTAGGATTTATGCACCTGGTGAACCAAATACACAACGAGGATCGGAGAAGCCGAAGCTGTAACGCTCACGAGCCTTGAAGCGCATGTTACCAGTGTCAAAGTCTGCTTCCATCTGTGTTGACAGTGGAACACGCTCAAAGTGGAGGAAACCACGAGGAGCATCTGTCAGCAGGAAGAATGCATCCGTGTCAGTGAGGAAGTCATTGACGACATACCCATCAGGTAACATACCCATTGAACGGATTGCATTGACATCGTTGTCAGCCGTACCAACACGGAGATTTGAAACCATCAAACGTTCGGCTACAAACTGTAGCTGACGAGGAACAATGAGTTTCATTCCGCGTAGTGCGACTTTCAAACCACGCTCATCAACAAAACCAGCGATACTGATCAAAGCATCTTCAAGAGATGTTTCATTCAAATCAGCAGCAGTTGCTGGTTCGTTGTTGAAAGTGCCACCATTTGTCAATGGATGTGAAGCATCACAAAGTGCAACGCCATCACCACCAGCAAAAGCACCAGCTGTAAACGCATTGTTTAGAATGCTTGCGGCTTTTACCTGCTTGGTGTGCGCCATTGAACGAGCAAGAGCACGAGTGTAGCGGCTTGACAGACGATCATACAGATTGTCCTCAACAGCCTCTTCAGTAATGCTGAACGCCAATGCAATGGTTTCATGGTTATACCGAGCGGTGAATGCTTCGTTGGCATCGTCAAAACTGACGGCAGAGCCTTCCGCTTTAGTCGGAGCGGCTGCAAAACCTGAAAGCATCACCTCTTCTTCAAATGCACGATCTGAAGATTCGGTTGTGAAAATTTCGGCGTGCTGGTTTTCATACCTATCATACTCCATTCCAAACAGAGCATTTAGGCCAGGCTCCAGCTCTTTCGCCAGTTGTGCGCGAGAAATAGCCATAACTGAGCCTCCTTATACGCCAGTCGTAGAAACAGTGCCCTGTGCAATGCTGCCCGTAGGAGCATTGAAGTGGTTGTTTATACGAACGATTAATGGGATACCAGCAGCCGAGAAGTCTGCGTTCTCAGGATCATCAAGGATCCCCATGATACGCAGAGCATGCGAGTTGGTGGTAGCGACAGTATTCAGATCCGCAGTAGCAGAAGACTTACCAGTAACGGTAGACCCACTGTTACCATTCGCAAGCTGAATATTTGCAAATACCGCTGTGCGAAGTTCGGCTTCGGTATCGTTACCGCCCTGCACATTGGATGTTGCAACTGTAAACAACATTGAAGGATCATCATATAAAAAGGCTTTGACAGGGAAATCAGAGTCCGCGCCAGAACCAGGCCAGTAGTTCGAGAAAACTTTTTCTCCGGTGGTAGAACTAACATATTCACATCCGTTGAACACACCAACTATAGGCACAGTACCACCATCGGCGTGTACTTCTACACCACCTCCGGTAACCTGAG